CATTTTCTTCATCACGGTCTTCTACATATAATTCTACTTCGTGTCCTTTTATGGTAATGTCGTGTTCATCGTTCCATATTTTCTTTTTAGCCATATAGAACGGTTCTGTGATGTCACAGTCTAGTGCAGCATAGTCAGTGACGATGTGTAGATCAAAGTCACTGTATTGCGTATAGTTGTAATTAGTTAAACTGCCACGTAGGATAACATCGACTAATTTAAAATTGGGCACATCGAGATATTCTACAAATCGTTTAGCGATCTCTAATAGCTTATAACGTACATCGACTCGTAGTTCACTACCAGACCACACATCTTGATTCAGCGTGTCGTGGTAGGCTATACTACCTTTGGTTAAGTCTCTAGCTCTCATTATATTCTCTTGTTTAAAAATTGTCTATACCAAGCACCTGTGCCGGGCAATGTTGTGTCTTCTGGTAAGGTTAACTTATCACGCTCAAATGCGTCACGTGCATCTTTTACTAGTTCTTCATAATCGGATCGTGCTTTAATCTTCTTAACTATTGACTCTACACTGCTAAGATCAGCAGTGGTGCCATTGATTAATTTTTCAGCTATTTCTGCGGGGTTTTTAGTGATAATCTCATTGGTTTCACGGTCCACGAGGCCGTTTTTGTATGACCATTTCATACCTTGTGCTTTGGCAATACTAGCTAATAGTAAGGCACGATGTACACCTTTGTAATCACTTTCACCTGTGTTAAGTGCAAATTTTTGGAACTCTGGATCACCAAACATAAAATCTGTTTGTACATATCCATTTGACTTATCACCTAGGATAGGAGTTTTAACATGTACACTGTCGCCTGACTTTTTAATATCTTCTGCTTTAACGCCACGCTTTAGTAATTGTTGTATCAATACATCTTTGGTGATCTTTGTTTCATCGATGCCTAGATCCAAGTCACCTGACGTTTCTTTACGTCCTGTCGATCCTAGCATGTTGTCTACTAGATTAAGTCCAGTGAGTTGTTCTAACCATTGCACAGTCGGCACTACATTTTCACGGCTAATACGAGTAGTTGCTGGTTGTCCATCTGTTAGTTTAAAGACGTTACCGCCTTCGTATAAATTATTTGCCATAAGCGTGTGCTAGTCCTTTCGCTACTAGATCTAAACTGTCTTCATCTGCTTGATACTTGATACCGATACCACCGTGGCTACGCCAAGCAACAATATTAACACCACGATCATCAATTAATATATTAGGGCTACCGTCTGCATTTGCAGCATGCTGTTCTTTGTTAGGGGTGATAAAAATCTCAGCTGGTTGTGGTATTAGATTTTCTTTAATCCATGCTAATTTCCATTTAGCTGAATTAGCATAATCATTACGCAAGGGACTCGAACAGATACTGTAGGTTTTAGCATATCGTAATGCTAGTTTTACCAATGCATCTGTAGTAGGAAACTTAGGTAATTTATGGAAAAAATCAGTGCCTACCATCTTATCTAATGTAGGATCAGCACTTGCTGGAGGTATGCTACGATAGTCATTTACGCCAGCCATTTTAGCATATTCATGGAAAAAGTCAGCAAGAACACCATCCATGTCTAGATAGATTTTAGTGTTAGCTGTGGCTCTGATTAGGTCAGTTGATCGCATATCTAGTATTTATCGCAAAATAGTGATTAGAGTATTTTGTAATTAACTACTAGTTTTCGGATATAAGATTTGTTATTTGTTTTATTTCTTGGAGCATATCTACCTTGGTCTTGGCGTCAAAATGCTCAATTGATTCTGCTATGCGGAATACTTCTACAAGAGAATAGGCATCAACCCCTTGATTTTTTATAGTATCAACAAAATTTTGTTTTGATACATCAATTTGTGTTAATTTAGCTATTTCTGCATCTACTATTTCGTCAGCATAAGTTGAAAAAATTAAATGTAATCTCGGCAGCTTACCAAAATTTCTAGCGGTGTGTATGTCTGTGGTAATTAAATGATATAGTTTACCATATTGCATATGATATAATTTATGATCGTGTATCATATATGATAGGGTGTTAGTAAATAAAGGAATATGTAATCTCATAGGTTCTAGATCACAATGCATAGGATATCCATTGAGTGGTTGTAACCAACCCAATCGTATGCGTCCTATATGTAACCCACAAAGTTTTTCAATCGTGGGAACCAATGATGCTATATAACTATCTACTAGTTGTGGATGCCAATGTAGATATTCTTTATTATGTATAGTATTTGATGGGATATTTTCAGAATTCTGGTAATTACTAGCATCTATCGCTCCGGTTTCTAACATTTCATCAGTTGATGTATAATTAGTTGCCCCCTGCGGTAATCTCAATGACACTACTGAAAATCCAAATTTATTATCAATTATAAATTTAAATAATTCCTTACGCAAACGCTCTATATCAAAAGTAAATTCTAGTTCTTGTATATGATCAGTGATCTGATATGGACAATGTTTTTGATAAATTTCTATCAAATCAGACATTAACTTAGCCCGCCTGGCGAGTCAAATAATTAGTGCGTATACGTTTAGGGTTAAATGCATCTTTTATAGACTTGATAACCGTTGCATTATCAAATTCTTTGCAGGAAAATACGTCAATATAAACATCACCTGAGGAGTCGATAAAATGTGCTACGATACTTGATGTTACGATAACCTGTATAGCAGTAAATCCTGCTTTATCAGGAAATTCACCAGCAGTATATTCGATACGCGGTTCACCAATTGGTTCCATGTCTATGTCTTTAACCAGTTTTTTAATCCAATTATAAACGTTTTCTTGACTCTGTATGCTAGGTACATCACAAGCATGACAGTCAAGTATTAGATGATAACCCCAAAATTCGTTAGTATTTGTCATATTATTTAGGTAGTTGAAATTTAAAACCAGTAGCAGCTTCAACAGCAGCTACAGTGGTTTGATATTTAGGTAAATCTGCCACTGGTAGTGGGCCATTTGGCATTAAGTATGCCATAACTTTCTTGCTATTCTTTTCAATGATGATCTTGTATAGGCGTGTAGGAATACCCAGACCATTGCCTGTCTTAGCATGACCTGCGTCAAAAATGCCACCTGAAATGATGTAGAAATCTGTGCCCGGAGCTGTGGCCCATTGGCGCTCTTGCATTTCTAACTGTTTCCAAATACCACGATTGTTATTAGCTACTTGTGGTACCATATTACTCAAGAAGAAACTCTCACTCATGATCTCTGGATTAATAGTATTATTCTTGGCTGGACTCATGTGTCCACGATCATGTGTCTTGCCTACAGTAGCATAGTCTGATAGTGCGGCTGAACAGTTAGGTGTTACCTGTGGATCTGGACGGAAGTCATCTTTGCGTGTAGCTGGACCCGTCATGGTCGCAACTGTTAAATGTTCAAATACTGCGATAGGTGCTTTAACATCACAGCTATGGATAACAGCGTAATTTTTATGGCAGATTTCTTGATCACCTACTTTGGCTGTGTATTGTGGTGTACCAGCGGCTGTGAATTGCGCACAACTTTGATTGATACCTGCATGAGATACAAATGAAGTGAGTAGTAATACTGCTATTGATAAAAACTTATACATTGAAAATCACCTTTTAGTTTACTTATACGTGTTATGGAGTATAATAACTAATCGTGATGCTACCTTGCCCACCATTGGCTCGAGCAGCTCCTTGATTGTTAGCAGTACCGCTAAATCCACCTGGAGGAACTAGATTAGATCCATCACTACCAGGATTAGATCCAACATCACCACCAGGATTAGTACCACCACTACCGCCAAAGAATCCACCGCCACCACCTCCAGCACCACCACCATCGCCTGACTTATCTTGACCTGCTGATCCAAAAAATGCCGCGCTGTTAGCATAGCTAGGCTTTGTGGTATTTGCTGGGCCACGGTGTCCGCCACCGGCACCTCCACCGCCACCTGCGGCTACTGCGGTAATAACATTATTAATTTTTAATACGCTGGCTGCACCCCCACCACCCCCAGCACCTGATTGGGGCACTGATCCGGCTGATCCACCACGGCCACCACCAAAGCCTAAACTACTGCTACCACCATAGCCTGCACCTGAAGTACTATGAGATGCGCCGCTACCACCCCCACCGCCAACACCGATGGTTAAGACGTCGCCTGGAGTAACATTAATCACTGATTTTACTATGGATCCTGAAAAACCAGCTGCACCTCCATATGGACTATCGTCCCCGCCGCCACCTCCACCGCCACCGATAAGGCTAGCGTAGATTTTGGTACAACCAGCTGGTACTACGAATTCATTAGTTAATAAACTCGTATAGATTTCGGTAGTTGGTTCCAATGAATCGACATCATTTGAACTTAGTATGCTTTTCCAAACATTGTTAATTTTAGTCCAGGCTGCTGTTATTTGTTTCCATCCACCTGTAGTAACTATTTCTGCGATAGGTGCTGAACTGTATGAAAGAGTTATTTGACCAGCTCCACCAGCTCCACCATTTGCTGCCTGATCTCCGGCAGGACCTGAACCAACACCATCACTTGCTCCACCGCCAGCGCCGCCTGCACCCGAAGTTCCACTAGGGGCTGCTGTAATTCCAGCAAATCCACTTCCACCTCCGGTACTTGCGACTCCTACTGCGCCAGATGCTAGTGTGCTAGCACCACCATTACCACCTGCTCTAACAGTGCCAACAGCTCCTAGCCCAACACTACCGTTATTAAATCCTGTTCCGCCCGCTACTGTTTGATTTTCTAAACCTCCAGTACCTCCATTACCTGCAGCCGCTGTAAGTAATGTACTAGCACCTCTGGATAAAGTACTTGCACCACCATTGCCACCATTTCCGATAGCTGATCTAGAGTAGTGTGATGCACCAGCAAGGCCGCCTGCTCCAACTACTACAGTTAAAGTCTCTCCTGGAGTAACAGATATTGATCCTGTACTAGTATATCCAGATCCACCACCACCACCCGATCCCGAAGATTCGCCGCCGGTTCCATATCCGCCCCCACCGCCACCACCACCACCACCGGTAACAGATGCACCTATAGAAAAAACACCAGGTGGAACTACAAAAGTAGATGTGCCAGGACTTGCAAATGTAATTGTTGCGGGAGGGATTGTTCTATAGAAAGTTTTAGTTGAACTAGGAAATTTTACATAGGCCGCTGTGACTTTTTTCCAAGTGTTGGAACTATCTTTGATATTTACGTTGAATTTTCTTTCTAATACCAAAACTGCATATCCTGGATATCCTGCATTGGCAATACGAGCTACTGGTCTAGAAGCAGTACCTAATTCAGCCACTGGTTGCCAATAATCCCAAGAAAGAGTTCGGAAAAAGGTACCAGTAGGTATAAAATTAGTTGGTTCCGGACCTATAAAGTAAACAAAAGAACCGTATATTTCTGGTGAACGTAAATCTCTTGACAGTGTAGTATTCGGTGGTGTTTCTCCAACAGTTAACTCTAAAAATTCACCAACAGGCGCCCCTTTAGGCCAAGCAGATAGTGGCTCACTTTTAGTACTACGGAATTTTTGATATCTTACTCTACGTATACTAGATGCTTCTGTCAGTGTTAATGTTGTTGGATAATATTCTGTACTTCTACCACCTGCTATCGAATCTATTCCATTAATAGTTACATTTCCACCAAAATTGTATCCACCTTGACCACCAGCTGGACCTCGACCAGTCACTAGTCCACTTACATCATCGCCTACATTATAACCATTTTCACCTGAGTTAGGATAACCACCACCACCCCCACCACCTGTGGCATAATTACTATTTCCATGCCCACCCCCACCAAATGATGAACCACCAGAAGGGGATGTCTGTACACCACCAGGATTACCTACTGTACCAGTCTGATAACCAGATCCACCTGCACCACCCCCACCGCCTGCGGCAGCCACAATCACATTGCCATTAATTATAACGGCGGTAGCGCCACCACCACCACCACCTGCTCCAATGTTGTTGTCATCTCCAGGTAAAGGAGCAGAATTATCAGCTGTCTTACCATTTAATACTGTATATACATTTAGACCTGTCGAAGCACCACTGATACCACCCACACCGCCAATTTCTCTTGCGCCATTGGTGCCAGGGTTACCTACGAATATTTCTACGAAATCTCCCTCTGATAAGCTCAAAGTAGATGAAACGTATGCCCCACCACCACCCAATGTAGATGAATATCCTTGGCCGCCACCTGCTCCCCATAGATGCACTGTGACATTAGATTCAAATCCTTCTGGCATAAAAAATGCTGTACCGGTCGAATCATTACTTACTATGTAAACATATTCACGATCTGACATTAATCTTGTTCCTTGGCAATGGCTAGTTTAGCCGCTTTTTGGTGTATGCGTGTGCTGTATGTTTCACCATGTTTTTCTCTGAGATATTTTAAGAATTCAAAATATTTGTGCTTGAATTCATTTGCATCACGCACAGCCTGTCCAATTAATCCACGTGCAGTGATGATGTCTGACATTTCTGCTGCCATCTCATTTAAGTTTAATTGGAAATCGTTTTCAAAGAATTCTGCTAGTAACATAGATAATCCATAATATAAGATATTTATCACCTTTTTAACACTTGACAACTTTAGTAAATGAGTGTATAATACTACTACTTACAACAATTCTTGGGTCAAATAATGCAAAAATTAGCAGAAAAATTAAACGATATCATAGCAGATCCATTCAATGGACCATTTGAAGGTGAGGACTATTGGATCGATGACACGGGTGTTATCCAAGTAGCTGAGAACAATGTTCGTTTGGCGGCGATCATCATGCGAAAAGCTAATTTAAGTGGCGAATTTGACAAGAAATTAGTTAAAATTGGTGCTCAAGGGGACAGTATTTTACTTGGGTTTGACTCACTTACAGATACTGCTCCAGTGTACACAGCTAAGATTGGTTATAAAGGTGACATGCTGGCAGAAGTACGTGCTGACGAATCTGGTAAATTTTGTTTATATATTAATGGTAAACGCGGTACGAAGATGTATGCTAAACTATCAGTGGCAAAATCAGCGATTAAAAAGCTAGACAAGGAAATGCAATTTGTTGGTCAAGAACCAGAAGATCTAGACGACTAATTATTTAGTAGCCTGTAATTGGCTTTTTTGTATAGCTGTTTTAATTGACCCAAGTGCAGGTGTACCTAGTGCAGGACTTAGAGTTTTGGCTACCTGTGCTAGTTCTTCTTTTTCTTGAGGACTCATTGTAGCTACATCTTTAGTCACAGCCATTGCAGCTTTTTGTGGATCAATTTCGGGATTGATCTGTTTCAGTTGACTTAATGCTGTTTTTTGTGTATTGAGATTAGCCGCTACTTGTTGTGCCTGTGCTGGACTTGCTTTCTGTGTTGTAGCCTGTGCTGGATTATCTGCACCATACTCATCTACTTTTTCTTTTTTAGGTTGTTGTTTTGCTAACTGCGCTTGACGTTCTTGTGGCGTAGGAATCTTTAGTTCACCGCTGGCAAACTTACGCTCACGTTCGAGATTTTTTAATTTTGTAGCGATAACGTTATGCCCACGGCTTTCAGCTTGGATGTATCCTTTAGTTCTAGCTTCTGCATTTAGATCTAGTATACGTTGTTTAATCTGATCTTTCATCTGTTGATCAAGACCAGGCTTACGGGATAAATTTGATAGATCGCTGAGTTTTTTTAAGTAGTCACGCTCATCACGGATAGGATTATATCCTGCACGATTAAATGAGTCTTGTCCCACGGCTTCTTCTACTTGGTCTTTTTTAACGGGCTTGTGTTTGAAATCAGAGGCATAGGGTTCATATTTTTTGTAGGCTTTTTTAGCAGCCGATAAACTTGGAAATTTTCTATGATATGTCTTTAGATGATCACCTTCATCATCACTGACTTTAACCATCCAACGTGCTTCTACTGGGCCATCTTCTTTTGAACCTTCATCTAGGTCTACACCAAAATAATCAAGTGAAGTAGCAAATTGTTCAATATGACCTAGTTTACGTATGTATTCGATCGCGTCTAGTGCCACAGCACGATCGGCACCTTCGCTTTGATTAACAAATCGTGCTAGGAGTTTTGCTAATTTATTGTCGGTATTAGCATCTTCATTCAAACCTTTTTCATATTCAGCACGGATAGCTGGAAGATAATCACTCCATGCATCTCTGGCACGCTGTTTACCTAGCTCGTAGGCAAAGTATAAGAATGCTTCATTGCCCATGTCTAATCCTGTTAATCCTGGACGCATCTGTTTAACTACTTTAGCAACAATAGGATCTTTCGATGCTGGGTCTTTGTTAGTAGCTTTGTATGGCACACCTTCTGCAACTTGCGATTTGCCTACCATGAAGCGAATTGGTGGTGGTCTGTTAGCTACGATATTGGTTGCAGCTTTGTTAAGTTCATCAACTAACTGCTGAACGTTTTTAGGCTCCATATTAATTTTATGACGACCAACTCCATAACCAAGGCCCTTTTCGTATATTCTACCTTGATGTAGGAAATGTCTAAAGTAATGTAACAGTTCTTCCATGGTGCCAGTAACGGGTTTTATCCCCCCCTGGCGATCAACAAGTACTGTATATACTTGTCCCACACCTTCTTCTAATCCTAATGCTTTTTTGATACTAGGATTCTGTATTACCAATGCTTTATTTTTATTAATCCATTCAGTTTTGGTCATGCCATAAGCAGCCTGGAATTCTTTGTGAGACATTGAACGATAGTCTTGTAATTCAATATCCTTTTCTTTCATAATACCTTCATCTGCTTTAACTGTTTTATAACGTGGTTGTGGTTCGTGCCCACGACTATGGCGGTCACTCTTACGACCTGGACGTTTGTCTACTGTGTCTTTGAATTCTGCTTCTAAGAATGCTTGGAATTCTTCTGATAGTTCTTGCTCTTTAGATTTAGGTGATTTACCTTTGCTTAGATCTTTTAGTATGCTGTCGCCTACTAGTTTCTTACCTGGAGGTGCTTTATCTGAACCCTGCCATTGGTCGCCAGATTTTTGTCCTACTTTCTCACCGGCAAATTCTTCCATCTTTTCTAATAGTTGTTTGATATCCATATTATACCTTTGCTGTTGATCTCAAGAACCAAGCGTGTTTGGCAAACGCATCTTGACGACCTGCTAAGAAATCACTCAAACCATGCTCACGACGAGCTTCTGATTCTTGGAATAAGACTTTCATTATTTCCTGCATCTTTTCAGCATCACGTAGTAATTCTGCTACCATGGCCTGCGGATCTAGAATTTCAGTTTCGTCATCTACTGCTGATAGTGCTGAAAAGCGATATAAGCTAGCCGGTGTATAAGATTTGATCTTACGGATATTTTCTGCAAATGCATCTATGCTATCATATACTTCGTTATAGATTTTATTAAATAATTTATGATATTGATAGAAATCTGCACCTTCTACGTTCCAGTGGAAGTTCTGTGCCTTGATAGCGAACGCATATTGGCTAGCAAATGCGATTTTCAGTTGATTTACGAATTTATCCATTATTTCTTTTTAGCCTTTGTTGGGGTACGTTTCATAAAAACACTATTACCAAATCCAGCACCACCGCCCATACTTGTAGCAACAGCACCTGCCCCTGTAGCACCACTACTAGCAGTTTCTGCTACTGTTTTTGCTAATCCACGTTCATGTTCGCTAGCGATATAATCTTTAACAGCAACCAACATGCTTTTAACTACCGCCAATTTTTCCTGTGCCCATTCAGCCATGTTTTCGTTATCATGTATTAGCTGTTCTAGTTCTTCTGCACTACGGATGATAGTATGTAGGTTAGATTTAACCATACCAGCTTCGTCATTGTATTCTTCGTAGTCTTCTTTGATAAATTCGTTAGTTTTCATATCGTATTCCTATATAATGTATTTATCGTAGGGTAAAATTTACTTGCAGATCATTAATTTTAGTAATATCTGCCTGAACATTAACTATCTTAAAATCATTTACTGTAAAAACTGCTTGTTCGGGTATATAAACAATGGGCTCAATTTTTAGTGTATGTTGCGTATTAATTGGTGTATTAATCCATATATTTTCTTTAAGAAATATGTTATTATCCCAATTCCAATTTCTTTCAGTGATTAAATCATTATTAACATACACTCGATATCTACTATCTAAAAATTTACTAAAACGATTTTTAATCGCCCATGGTGGACGTTGGCAGTGTATTTCGAAAGTTAAATTAACTTCAGACATTATACTAATTTTAATGCTCGAGCATTTTTATATGGAGTTTTAGGAGTAACATCTACGCTTAACGCATTACTCCACCTTGGATCTTTAGCTTCTCGTTTATTCTTAGGAATATAACCACTGGCATCTTCTTTTAACATGCCCTTACGTACTGCTTTATATAGTTGCGGTGCGAAACGTCCTGCACCTGTAATTTTTTTAAATTCTTCTTTATCGCCCTCAGCTGCGGCTGCACGTGCGGCACTAGCACTAGCACCAGCAACACCATCATCATCTGGATCTCTTGGACCACTACTGACTATATCGATGCTGTTAAATTTATAATAGGTTTTGCCACCCTCGACACCGTTGTATTTGTTTAGTAATTCTTTGAACGCTGGCAAGCGATCATTACCACAAACATAGGTAACATCTGTATAATTGTTATGATATAAGAATTCCATGATTTCCATGATAGTGCGTAGGCTACCATAGCTGACATGGTCGGCGTGTTGTGGGTACATGGCTTTAACAAAGTCTACTTTAGTATTATAGTCTAGGGGATTCTTTTTGCTGTCTTGTGTGTGACTGAGGAATATATAATAGTCACCACCTGCACTAGCACGTGCTGTGGTATTTAACAAACGAGCATGGCCAATGGTAGGAGGATTCATGCGGCCAAAGCAAAATGCTACAGATTTGCGTGATTTTTCTTTAAATACTTCAATTAAAAACATAGTAATCCCTGAGGTCTTACTATATTTATCTTAGAGTTTCTCAAGTAGCCAGATGTAAAATGGGCTAGTGAATTTAAGTATATAAGTACCATTCCACCCGAGATTGACACAACCATCTAAATGATCTATTTCTTGGCCTTGATACATTTGTTTTTCATCAAGAATATATTCAGCTGACCATAATAAATTACCCAGACTAATGTCATCTATAGTAATATCATCAATGTTTAATAACATGTCTTTGACTACTTCACCGTTTCTAATATTAGTATCTGCGTTGGTTTTGTTTTCTAAACGAATTTTAAGGGTATGTGGACCTTCATCAACGGTACGCTCAAATGCGATAGGGTGGCTAGCAGTGTCAGGGATTTCACTTTGTGTTACTACATGATCATCTAACCAGATAGAAAACTGAGGACGTCGTTCCCAAAATGTACCACTAAGGGTAACAACGAAACTCAGTTTTTCTTCATTCATGTTACTATGCCTGTTCTGCTTTCTTTGCTTCTGTTTGAGCCGGGGTGATATCTGGCATTGTTGGTTTGCCACCTGTTAATACACTTAAATCACCTGCAAACTCATAGTGACCACTATGATTTAGTAATACCTTAGCGTGAGCATAGATCTCACCTCCTAATGCCGCCCAACGACGACAGAATTGCCAATCTTCTGACAGATAATGACCTTTCTCATCAATCGCGGTATCGAAGATAGCATACATAGTCGGTTCAAACTGTTTGCCTAGACCTACATCATCCACATATTTTGTCTCTGGATGTGCCGCGCATAATTTTTCATATACATGACGTTTGAACATCATAAAGCCTGTGCCCATAGTGTCAACTGGAAAAATATCATTGATGATCTGTGTACCTGGTTTAACATTAATTACATAAGAGATTGGTAATGCTTTCTTGGGATACAATCCACCGATAACATCTTTGTCAGCGGCTAACATCATAAAGATAGCTTCTGGTTGGAAACGAATGTCTGCGTCAATGAACATAAAGTGTGTAGCCGCAGTATTAGTCATCATCTTGGCCATCAAGTTATTACGAGCACGTGTTACCAATGACTCGTTAACCATAGTATCTAATGACCATTGCAGGCCCATTTTACTTGCCATTAAGATGAAACGCAAGAAGCTGGTAAAACATGGTTCTGTAATTTGTCCACCATAACAAGGAATACCAAAATGGACGTGCATTTTATGCCATTCTGGCTGTTGTGGTTGTTGAGCCGACCCAATAACCTGTTGTTGCGGCATATCTTGTTGTTTGATCATGCTAGGTGCATTAGGTTTAATGCGTTTTGATTGTTTTGCCATCGAAAATCTCTCTTATAAAATGTAAATTATGCTACTTGAATTTCTACTAGGGTGTTACTACCTACTAATTCTGCCACTACTGCTTCTAAACTTTCAACTGTTGATTGGTCGAGCAACATTGGAGATGTTTCTGCGTCCTTAATTAATTTACTAACTTTAATTACCACTACTTCTTCATGTAATTTTGCCACGATTGTGATTCCTTGATAATATACTCATATTATTTATCGGACACAATTTCAACTGTAAAATTATTCTACTACAATAAAGCCGTTTTCGTCAACTGTTTTGTTTTCTAATAGATCTAGACTAGGGGGAATTATATTGAACTTGACAGCATTATCCTGATAATCAGCTGTGACAATACTACCCAATTCTACGTGTTCGAATAAGATCTTCTTACTTAACGGAACTTTGATCAGTTCGTTGATCTTACGTGATAGTGGTCTTGCTCCCATAGCAGGATCAAATCCAACTTCTGTTAAATGATCTATCAGTGCTTCAGTAGTATGGACTTTAATCTCTTTTTCAACTAACAAATCGTTTAACTCATTTAAGAACTTAACAACGATCTTCTTCATTGAGATCTTGTCTAGTTTATTGAACTTGATTACCGCGTCTAGTCGATTGCGGAACTCTGGTTTAAAGAACTTCTTAGCGGCTTCATCATCTGTGCCTTCTTTGGTTAGGCTACGACCAAATCCAATGGCATTTTGTTCACCATCTGCGGCACCCAAATTACTTGTTAAGATTAAGATACTATTACGACAGTCTGCTTTCTTACCATTGCTACCTGTGATAAATCCTTCGTCCATGATCTGTAGTAACAAGTTACTGATATCAGGATGTGCCTTTTCAATTTCATCTAATAAGATAATACTGTGGGGGTTACGTTCAACTTCACTGATTAGCAAGCCACCACCAAGGTTACCATCTTCGTAGCCAACATATCCCGGAGGAGCACCGATAAGTTTAGCCATTGAATGTTTCTCTTGATATTCACTCATGTCATAACGCAATAACTTCATGCTGAGGTTGTCTGAAAGCAATTTAGCAAACTCTGTTTTACCAGTACCAGTTGGGCCCAGGAACAAGAAGTTGCCTACAGGTTTGTTATGTGACTTCATACCAGCTTTGGCCACATAGATCTTTTCTAATACTTCATCTACAGCAGTATCCTGACCATATAGTCGATCTTTAATAGTAGATTCTAATGTGATTAAATTCTCTGTGGCTTTTTCGCTTAATAAATTTTCTCTAGGAATTTTAGTGGCTTTACTGATAGTATCAACGATATCGAGTTTAGTAACAACAAAATCAGGATTCTTAATTTTTAAACGGGCACAGCTCATGTCAATCAAGTCAATAGCTTTATCTGGTAAGCGTTTGTCTGTCTGATAACGAACACTCAGATCAACTGCGGCTTCAACCGCATCATCAGCGATTACGCCACTGTGGAATTTTTCAAAATGTATGCGTAATCCATATAGGATATCTTTAGCAATAGCTGGAGTAGGTTCATCAATGTTAAGTTTGTAGAATCTGCGCATTAAGGCACGGTCCTTTTCAAAACTCTGTGTGTATTCTTCGTATGTGGTGCTAGCGATAACTTTAATATTACCTTTGGCCAATGCTGGTTTAAGCATGTTCGCAAAGTCAACACTACTAGATCCACCCGCACCCGCACCCTGCATCTGATGTGCTTCGTCGATGAATAAGATACAATTACCCTTGGCATTCAATGATGCTAGTACATCTTTTAATTTTTCTTCAAACTCACCGCGATATTTACTGCCAGCTAATAAACTGCCGATCTCTAAGTTGAATACAGTATACGGTAATAGATATTCTGGAACATCACCGTTGACAATTTTATGTGCTAGGCCTTCTGCGATCGCCGTCTTACCTACACCAGGATCACCAATCATTAACACGTTTGATTTACTACGTCGTGCTAGTACCTGTGCAATTTCTTCAAGTTCAACAGCACGACCAATAACAGGATCAATCTTACCATCAACAACTTGTTTATTAAGATCTGTACAATATTCGTCAAGGATCTTATCATAACTGTTTTTAACATCTTTAGGTTTCTTATTAAGATGTCCGTGAGTTTGTGAATAAAATTCTACTAGAGTCCTTCGATTAACTCCCCATTTAAGCAAGAAGTATGCGGCATGACTGTTAGGCTCTTGACTGATGCTAAGGAATAAGTCAATGGTTTCCATTTGTTCACGAGCACTGAATAATACCTGTGTAAATGCACGATTGAATACACGTTCTAAACTGTGTGTACGTTGTGGGACTAATTCTGTAACGGTAGCTGGGGCAACTAGATAATCTTGTTTACCGATATATTCATATAGGTCACGTAGGAGTTCTTCGACTTCTACACCAAAGTCAACTAATAGTTTATTGAATGAGTGATATTCTACTAGTGCTATTAATAGGTGTTCAAGTGTCACATATTCGTGATTATAGTCTTTAGCAATAGTAGTGGCAGTGTTGACTATATTCTCGATTTCTGGATTAGAATGTATTGACACTAGTTAATTTCCTTTATAAAAATATTTAGCGAGTAGATCATATGTTTCTAAGTATGTTTAATTGTTCTTCAGTTAATGTTGGAGTTACTATGGTGACATTCACAATTAAATCACCTCTAGCGTCAGTATTCATTTGATAAAGTCCTTGCCCTTGTAAACCAAATTTAGTTCCAAATTGACAAGCCTTGGGTATCTTGATATTATATTCTCTACCATCTATGCCTTGGATGATCTTATCACATCCTGTCATAGCTTCGATCGAATTGATTTCTAAATTAGATATCAGATTTAATCCATGTAACTCAAATCTCTGATCAGCTATTATGTTTATAATAACATAAAGATCGCCTCTTGTCAATGAGTCAAAGAAGTTATCACCCATTTGGCTATACTTGATTGTCGTACCGTTGCCTACCCCTCTAGGTATATTAACGTCTACAGTAAAGCGTTCATCTTTGGTTGTTTGCACGCTGACTGATTTGTGTATATCTTTAAGAGTCTCTGCCAGAGTAATCTGCAGATTAATCCTTAGATCTTTATTACGTCGTGGTTGTTGTTGACGTTGGAATGGATTATGTCCGCCACCAAATCCTTGACTAAAGAACTGCTGGAATATATCTTCTGGTCCGGCACCTCCACCAAAATGAAATTCAAAATGGCTACCATTTGGACCTGCTTGATGATGTTGAAATGGACTTGGATTATCGTGCTGTTGGCGACGAACGGGATCAGTTAGTGTTTCATAAGCTGATTGGATTTCTTGGAATTTGATCGTATCTCCACCTTTATCGGGATGATGCTGACCTGCGAGCTTACGATAAGCTCGCTTAATTTCTGATTCAGAAGCCCCTTTAGGCACTCCTAATGTTTCATATGCATTTGCCATAATAGTAATTATATAATAAAAAAAGGTAAGCGTCAATAGCTTACTTTTTTATTTAATGTTCTTTATCAATTAACAGGAATTTTATCCCATTCACTTATGACATCCGGAGTATCCTTTTCACGCAATACTCTTACATCATGATCTGCACCAATGCGTTTGATAATTAATCCTAGATCGGGGGATTTAACCCAATTGGCCATGTCTACTTGCCAATCACCTCTACTACCAGAACTGGCTCTATGCTCGTGAAAATTACAAATTTTATCCATAACTGGACTAGATGCTATCCAATAGATATCTTCAAGTTTGCCATCATTGAAACCACTTTTATGATATTCACTTACAAAAGTTTTATCATCGATCGGAGCGGTGATAAGATCATCTCTGAGATTGCGTGTTGGATTAAAAGTTAGGTCAGGACGTATACGGATCACCCGATCATACACAAATCCATGTTTTTGTTCATGACTCATTTTAAGTTGGTTAGATTCGTATATTGACTCAAACATTGATACGTAATTACGACCAGTCTTTGCATCAACACGTTCTCCTCCCCAAGTTGAAGCAACGGCTCTTAGGCGATAGGGTTCTACCACCATAGATAATGGATTATATAGTCTGTAAAATTCTGAGAATACAGATCGATCAACATTGATTAACATGTTGGAATCATCGGGTTTTTGTTGATTAGGGTCGGTTTTTATGTCCCAGGTGTGTACGAATATATCACATTCAGATCTAAGGTCACCTATATAACGTAAGATATTAGGAGCTGTCTGTACTCCTGTACGTATTTGACCGCTAAAACATACAGCTATTTTCATTTATTCGTTGCGTCAGCTAATTCTTTAGCGTACCATTCTTGTTCTTCACGATAGATAGATTCAAAATCTTTAACTAATTCTGTTGACTCGTCCATTTCTAAATTCAGTGGAGCATAAGCACGTTTGACTAGGATGCTGATGCCAACACGGCGAGCACCATTACCATAAGGAAAATCTACTATGTCAAATGTGCCATCCCAGAATTTGGTGCGTAGATCGATCATAAATTTACGGCAACCATCAATACGCATAGTGTCATGGAACATGATAATCCCAGTAGTAGACAATAAAGGATAGATTACATCAAAGTCATTTTTAACACCTTGATAGCTGTGACAACCATCAATAAATGCTAGATCAATCACTGGATGTTTTTTTGGCATTAGGTCATGCCATTCTTGTGTAGCACTGTCGATCTTAGTTAGTTCGAAGTTATTATGCCCTTGACTTCTTAGATAGTCTGCACAACCTTCTGCGGTATAACCATTGGCATATTGTTTCTGTAGTCCGTGTACGTCCCAGATATCATATCCATATACAGTTCCACCTGTATTAGCTGCGCCGCGGCAAAGGTAATTTGTGGTAGTTGCTGAACTAACTCCTACTTCCACGATAACTTTACTTTGATTTAATTCTATTAGGCTTTGTAACAAAGGTCCTTGTTCAACACCTGCGCCTGCGTTTCCATACATATTTGATATCCTTATTATAAAAAAAGGCAAATGTTTAGTTTGCCTTTTTATTTACTAGTTTAAATCTACTACTTATTTTTTCACACGTCTTAATGGACGATTTGGATCATCCGCTACCGGTGCACTTGGTGCAGGTGTTACCGCCGGAGCATCACCAAACGCTGGAGGTGCACTACCAAAATCTGTTGCCACTGGCGCCGAAGCAGGAGCAGGAGTTTGTGCTACAGGGGCCGGAGATGGGGTCCAAGTCTGTTGCGGTTGTGGAACTTCTGGTGAAGGAGTAATCCATTGTGGTTGTGTTGGAACACTTACTTCTGGGGCTGTTCCGTACCCCGTTATTTTCCCGAGTCGCCAGCCTCGATCGCCGCTACTTTTTCTTTACCACGTGTCCAAGCTGCGATACCTAAGATAGCACCCATGGAGATGTGATATAGTCCACCACCTTGTAAGGTAATAGGCACGTAAGCTGAAACTGCCTGTCCTGGATTCCAAAATTGTAATAGATTATATAAGATAGGTCCTGCGATAAAGTCAAACCAAATTGTAGCCATGTATGTCACGGCCATCAATGGACGCCATTTTGTGGTCATCCAATCTTCTGTTTTCTTTTCTGCTGCTGTTTGTGCCATTGTCTTAGCTCCTAGTGCTTTATTATAATAGTATTTATTGCGTTTGGTTAAATCAAACCAGCGGCAGACTTTAAGTTATCTAACACTTCGTATATCTGTGTTAGTTTTGCTAGATCACCCGCGGCTTCGTTAACTGCAGCAGTGTGTTTAAGATCTTCTAATAATTCTTTGTATTCGCTTGCTGATAAATTACCAGCTTTATATTGTGCATCTAAATCTTGTGCTTGTGCTATTGTGCTCATCTTGGTTTCGCTCCTACGACGTTTTGTATAGTTACTGCATTTTTTTCAATAGTACCAAATTTAAGAGTACAATAAGCAACACTTACAGGTTCCTTCTCGTGGTATCTTACATTTAGTCCCTTGATGATTTCTGCTAGTTCTCCACTCATTTTAACTGTTTCTTCATTGAAGGGAATGCTAGCTGAATAGTTTTTAAATTCTACTGACTTGTAGTATAGGCTATCTACTACAGGTAATACTTCAGGTGTACCACATTTAGCCGCACCTAAGTTAGCCACTGTGCGGATGCTGTTGATTTGGCTGTATTCATTATTGTCAAACTTGGCCATGTTCCATGCACGATACAAGGTAGTTTGTTTTATAGTTGCACAACCGGTTAATGATAAGATCGCCAATGCGATTAATAGACGTTTCATTTGACTTCCTCAAAGATTTTTCGTTGTGTGTCATACCACTCTTGCCATGCTTTACTTTTAGCGTGACATTCTTTTGCCTTGGCATAGTTCTCGTTAGTATTTTCTAACAAGTCACTGAGTTCACGTTTGCCAGTGGGTAAAGGTAATAGTAAATCACAGGGTTTAGCTAATGCGTCTGGCACTTGTGGAAAGCTCATGGTCACAGGCACACTAGTGGCGCACCCTGTTAATAATAGTAAACCGGCTAGGAGTAAGTTACGCATTATTTCTTCTCCTTGGTAATACTTGAATTATAAGCGTTGATAGCTTCATCATTTAGTTTGCACTCTGCG